CTATTGAATTGTTATCGCCTCGGCGAACTTCTTTTTATCACTATCGAAAAATCTGACAGAGATGGATTCTATCAGTTCCTTGATATAATCCTCTTTCGATACTTGGGGATAGTACAGAAAGGGTCGGAACTCGCTTTCGTGGGAAAGAAATCCTATACGGTCAAGTTCTCTTACTACTGTCGATATTGTGTTGAAATGCAGGCTCTCGTCAATCAGTGGAATAAGTCGACTAACTGTCATAGGTCCGTATTCCCAAATGAGTGACATTACCTGTTCTTGTCTGTTTGATAACCGTTTCATTCCGTGCTGAATCTTGAATTGTCTGTGTTTTTTTCAATATTCGGGGAGCTGAATCCTTTTCCCGAGTTGAATTTGTATGTCACGCCAATTTTTGCCGACAGATATGTTTTCGTGAAAGTAAAACGGTTGTAACCTGATGATTCAGTTCTGATTTTACTTTTCCGTTGCATTATGTTTTCAAGACCGACCGACTCAATGACTTATATTTAAGACTATTGCCAACTATACGCAACTATTAGCAAGTTCAGCCGATTAGGTGGAAACACTTGTTTCACTTGAAAGGGTTATAATCAAACAATAAACCTAAAACCGGGTACTTTTTCGGGTACCCGGTTTTTTGCTATTCCTTCGTTTGGTGCTGTTCCGTTCCAAACGTGTTAAAGCGTTCCATATTTTCAGCCTTTGCCGCGTCTACTATTTTTATATACGGCTTCATAGCCTTGTAGTCATTATGCCCCGTCCAATTCATTATAACCGACGGCGGAATACCCAAGCGTAGCGCATTGACTACAAAAGTACGTCGCCCGGCATGGGTAGTTATTACTTCGTGCTTCGGCACTACGGCCTCCATACGGTCAGACCCACAAAACGACACAACGCGCACAGGGGCATTAAGTCCGGCAGCTTCCGCCGCGTCGTGAAGGTTATTATTCATTCGTTGATTACTGAGAACCGGGAGCGCGGCATCGTTTGGCAATTCAATGTCGGCGTATTTTTCAAGAATAGCAAGCGCGTATTTATTTAGTTCAATGTGCAACCGCTTAGTAGTTTTCTTTGTAACCACACTAATATAAGGCGGCACGGCTTCCCAATATACATCAGATTTGCGCAGCTTCGCAACGTCGGAATAACGCAGCCCAGTAAAGCAGCAGAAGCAAAAAGCATCGCGTACAATACCGAAAGAGTTATTAGAGTCTGAGAAGTCAAAATAAAGGAAGTGCAATAATTCTTCCCATTCCAAATAAATAATTTCCTTGCAGTCCAAACCCTTAAAACGTGGGCGAAACTGATGATGTGCCAACCCGGAATAATAACCATTGGCAGCGGCCCAACGCAAGAACCAACGTACAAATGCCACATTCTTTGCTACCGTGGTATTAAGCAGCCCTGCCTTCTTTTGCTGATACGCCACAAATTCGGCAAACTTCGTTTTGTCGAAGCCTTCCAAAGTAAGCCTACGGTTATACTTGTATAGGTGCTGCCGTATGCTACGAAACTTTGTATAAGTCGCGGTAGTCCAATTATTCGATACGCCGACTTCCTTTGTAAAGAGGTCAAACACGGCGAAGAAGCCCAACGGCTCGGCTTCCGGCTTCTTTTCTTCGGGCTTCTTACGCCCGGTCAGCAAGTCGAAGGCTTCCTTAAATTCGGCTACGGAAGGAGCGCGTTTGTTGTCAAGTTCAAACCGTGTAAGCACTTCTTCAATTTGCCCGGACAGCGTTATAATACCCCTGTTGATAGCCCCGGCAGTTTCGCCGTGGCTATTCTTATTTCCGAGTTTAACGCACTTGTTGGCTTCATCCCATTTTGACGGCGCGATTACATAGCCGGAGCGAATATCGCACCGAAGACCGGCCCAACTGACCCGAAGCCTTATACCTACTTCTTCGGCTACTTCCTTGCCTTTGTTGTTGGGCTTGACGTGCAGACCTACCGTAACCTTGAACTTCATATAGCCAGCATTTTGCCGCGCCCGGTCAATAGCCATTTGGCCGAAACGGGAAACTTCGCTACGAGGTAGTGGGCGGCTTCCAATTCTATGCCCTTATAACGCGGCTTGTAACCCGGCTTAGGCGTAGGGCCAAAGCCTAAGCGAAGTTCGCGGTAACGGGCCGCACAAAGACCGTTAGAAGTGCAGAACGCCTCAAGAGAAGCGAGCTTTTCAAGTTCCACAAGACGAGCGACAGCCAAGAAGAAACGGCGGCTTATTTCTTCCCGGATTGGCCATGAATCATTAACTAAGCGTGGCATACCCCGGCGGCTTTTGCACTTGACATGATAGCGTTATAGTCTGCTTCCGATATAACTATACTTTCCGTTCCCGAAAGGTAGGCGGCTTCCAAAGCGTCGAAGACGTGGAGCGGTAAAAAAGGGTAATATACCCTGTCGGAATAGAATGTATCTACTTTGATTTCCATATAGCGAGTTATTTTTAGCAAATTTTGCGTTTAACGGCGTTTGTGTGCTTAATGGTAGTCTTTACTACCCCAAGAAAAAAGTGCGAAAATGGGGCGTTTCTGTGCGTTTTCGGCGTATCAATATAACACGCCGTTTTTAGGGGGGGATTTACTCACGCGTATGCGCGTACTTTAAATTTAATATAAGGGTATTTTCCCACCCCACACTAACCGGCAGCGACACATCCGGCAGCGTCGCCCAGACGGGCATTTGCTTTTTTAGAAAGTTCGGTTAAGTTTTCGATAGTGCGCTGTTGGCTTTCCATTATTCGCTGTTGACTTTCGATGATAGAAAGAAGCCGGGCTTTTTCGTCCTTAGCTTCGTCCAAGAGTTTTGCAAGCATTTCCGACGGCCGGATTTCAGTGGCTTCGGCTTCCGGCTTTGTTTCGGGTATGAACATTTCGCCCTCGCCGAGCAACAGCCACAGGGGATTGAGCCGGGGAAATTGTATGGTAATTTGTTGCAGTGTGTCGGGCATTATTGATTTTCTAATGCTTTGAATATAAGCCGACCCGACCCCAACGCGGCGGCAGAACTCGCGCTCACTAATTCCTTCTGCTTTTATAAATTCTTTAAGACGCTCTTTTACTGATACTTCCATATATTAAGAGTGCTAAATGTTATCTTTTGTTAAATTTGCGATATTTGTATGGCAATTCCTTGCACTATGTATGGCAAAGTATTAACTTTGCATTGTGTAAGGCTTTCAAGTGCAAAGTTAAGCAATTTTGAGCCAACCGACAATAACAAAAACTACTTAAAAACAGGCTATATGGTTTATACGACAGCACAAATTAACCGCAACTTCCGAATAAAGGTTAGCGGCGTGAACGGCGAAGGAGCATACATCAACACCTTAGTAGGCGTTTCCGGGCTTCTTCGACTGATAGGCGAAAAGTTGGCTAACAACCTGCTTACACGCGCTTTCAACTGCTTGCTTGATAAGTGCGTTTGCAAACTTCGCCGAGGGCTAAAAATCACCTTCTACAACAAATAAACATACAGACGTATGGCAATAGAAACCATAATGGCAAAAGCTCGAGTAAAAGTGCTGACCGATTTCGGCTATTGGTGTCTTACGGAAATACGCGGACTTAAAGAAGGCACGGAATTAGAAGGCCGGTACAACCCCATAAACAAAGCCTTTGACTTCACATGGAACGGACAGGACGCGATGCTTTGGATAGGACAGAACGGCGAACTTATAGAAGATAACAAGTAATACCATACAATAATGAGCATGAACGACGAAAGAGGTTGTAGCGTTTGCCAACCCGGAAAAGAGAATTACGAACACTTCACGACGCGACTGCGCGGCAAATCAGTACGCCGTACACAATACGACTACTGCACCCCGGACGGGGAACTATTCGCTTGTGTCGGCGCAGACATTGACGACTGCCGGAAAAAGCGCGATGAGTGGCTACGCCGCCGGGAAGGAAAGAATGGTTAGGGACAATTTGCCCGGCTTCGTATCAAGTTACTACGCAAGCAATATGACCACTATATAAAGCCAACGGAGAAAGAATCCCTTTCGTGAAGGCTATAAACCGTTGACAGGCGGCAATAGACCCCGGCGCGGAACGCTCAAGGCGTAGGAAGCCCGAAACTTCCGCCGCGCACCAAGCAAGATTACAAACTTCAAAATTTCAATAAAATGGTAATGACCGAAACAGCAACTACAAAAAAGTGCAGCTACCGGGGCTTCCGAACAGCCCTCGCACAAGTAAAGATGGGCGACTATAAAGAAGTCGTAGCCGCGTTGTGGAAAGCGTTGGGCATTTGCAACCGAAACAGCTTCTACGCCTACCGCGACGGCAAACAAGAGCCAAAAGCAACTCAGGCCGAAGCAGTAACCGCCGTGTTTGAACGCTACGGTATAACTAAAATTTGGGATATATGAAGCTCAACGCGGAACTAAGTCCATGCGAAACCGAGATAGCCGAGTTATTGGCATGGGGCGCAAGCAAGAAAGAAACCGCCGATAGGCTTTTTATTTCGCCGCGCACCGTAGAGAACACCGCCCGGAACATATACGCCAAAATAGGCATTCAAAAGGCCACGGAACTTTGCGTATGGTGGTTTTGCAACAAGTGCGGCGTCCCCGTTGGATTAGACCCCTTAAAACGCGCCTTCATTGCCACGGTGCTACTCCTTGCCTTCCTTCCCTACGAGTTACGACCCGATACCGACAACTTCACGCAAAGGACTACCGCCCGGACTACACGCACCATTAGGGCGCAGCGCAGAAAAGGCAGAGAAGAAGAATTATTAACCCCCTTCAACATCACAGCATGAGCAAACAGGACATAATAACGGCCATATTCGGGAAGACCGAAAGCGGCGAGCCTTACACGCTAAAACAGGGCTTAGTATTCGTATGGTTTGCGTTCAGCCTTTCCGCCCTTTGCCTACTTGCCGAAGGCCCCTATTGGTTGCTGGCTATCCTATTCGCCAATTTTTGGGCTTCCGCAAGAGCATTAGAAAAATTACCCCTTCCGGCAGACCCGGAAGACAAATTTAACGACGACGAAGATGATTAACAAAAAGACCCGAATAATAGACCTTACCCTCGGCGAACTTTTGGAAGCCGTCGAAGACAGGGTTAAGGAAGTAATAGCCGGAAAGCCCGACAAAGAAGCCAACACCGAAAAACGATACGTCTACGGTCTGAAAGGTTTGGCGCGGCTTTTAGGGTGCAGCAAGACCACGG